GGTATGACTTGGCTGGAGCGCATTGAAAGTTTACCAGGTCAGGCATTGGCTGTTGGGCTGAAACCTATCGATATAGCAAATTGGCTGCTTGGCAGCAGGTGGGCTGCACAAAGAGGAGAAGAAGTGACACGAGAGGGTGGAGCTATAGCAATGAAAGAGCGTGGAGCGAATGAGCTTCGCATATTACAGGCTTATGAAACTATATCCGGTAATTTCGGGCAAAGGGGTAGAAGTGCTCATTTTGCTTCCCTTATGCGAATGATACCTTTTGTCAATGCGGGAATACAGGTGCTCGGACAAACTATAGAAAAGACAACTGATGCCGATCCAGCTAATCGCGCATTATTTTTTGTCACCAAACTTCCATATCTTGCAGCAGTTGGAGCTTTAATAGCGGTCGGTAGAATACTTTTGACAATGGCTCTTCATCCAGACCCTGATGACCAAGAAGAAATATTTAATCAGGAGAGAGAACGGCCATACAAAGACCGTCTCGGCTGGATAAATATTGAAGGTTTGCGATTACCTTTCGGATATGGAATTCCCGGGTCGATACAATCGTATGGCTATAATAAGGTCATGGAATGGTTTTTGGAAGACAAAATACCTTCTAAGGTAAAGATAATATCCCTACTCAAGAGAAGCAACGATATACCAGGTATTTCCACTTTTTTGCCAAGCGTGCCTAAGACATATATCGAACTCGAACTGAATCACACATTTTTCTTTGATAACGATATTGTGCCGAATTGGATGCTGGAAAAGTACGCAGACGAACCGGAACGGCAAGCATGGCCAAATACACCACAGTTGTATAAGCAAATCGGATCCGGTTTAAAGGTAAGCCCGATCAAACTTCAATATGCGGTCCGCAGTATATTTACTTCAGAGATGAATGCTCTTGTTCGGGCGATTGACCCACGGCCTTATGACAGCAAATCGGAATGGCCGGTGTTAGGCAGGTTAATAACGAGGCCGCCAATGGGCTATGGCAGTCAATCGGTTCAGACAGTCCAAGACATGGACGATCAGTGGTCAATTCTTCGAAGCAAAGTCAAGTATCAGCAGGAAACAGGTAAGGATGAGGGCAAAATAAAGGAGCTGCAGCAGCGGATAAACAAGCTGACGATCGCCCACCAAGTGATGCATGAAGTAACCGCTCTTTGGAATGATGTATGGGCTGAGCAAAATAAGGAGGAGCCGGACTACGATGTCATAAAATCCCGGAAGCGGTTAATGACTGAAAAAGCAAGGAAGTTTATCAAGTGGGATATGGCCGGCAGAGAAGGTAAATTCCCTGCAGGGATAATAAGCGGTGAATACAGACAGTCTCTTATTAAACAACGGAACATGAGGCCGTCGCCGCGAAGAAAAGGAGAGCCGCTTGCCGACTATACCAAGAGATATCAAAAGGTAATGGGCCAGAAAAGAAATGCCGCCGAACTGCTAAAGCTGCTATAACTCCCACGCTACAAAAGCGTTAAAAAAATCTCAAAAAAATTTAAGTTTTTCTGTTGACCTATCCGATTATATTCGTATTATGATAATCAGACTTTTGTCAAGGTGCTAAATATGGGATTACGCGAAGATTTACAAGACAAGATCAATAAAAAAGGAATATCGGTCGCAAAACTTGCAAGGCTTGCAGACATCCATCCGGATACTATTTACAAATTTCTTGATGGCAATACTGAAATGACGGCCGCCAATCTCGACAAGCTCTTTGAAGTATTAAGAACAGTTACGGTTAAAAATATTTCATGAACAGAAAACAGAAAGCATGTCTTTTGATAGGTATGGCTGCAATCATGGTCATGGGACTTTTCCCACCCTGGGTTATTCAGACTGAGAAAAGGAACTTTCTCGGGGGAAGCAACACGGCCAGGAGATTTGAGGTTAGGTACATCACTGAACCTGGCCCCTATTCCTGGATAAGCACCCCCCCCGGGGAAAATGCCAGATTTATTGACCTGTATCGTCTTGGTCTGCAATACTTTGTTGTTGTTGCTGTAACAGCCGGTCTGATTATTATTTTTGGTGATAAAGGAGCGAAAAAATTGCCAAGCTGAGAATCCTGAATTATTTAACCAAAGAGTCGGTAACATCCGTAACGCCAGATAGAAAGTGGGATCTCTGAATGAAACATAACATATATTATGGACATTATATGTCGTTTTGTGGTTGGGTTTTGTCAAGTCAAGTAAAAAATCTCGGAGGCCTCTGTAATAATAGCTTTTTTCCAGTGTCATGGCTCGGCTGCCGATGTGCCTTAACGTCGGCCAATAGCCGGGCACTCCTAACTTTGCGGGGTTTCACAGTCCGCCCCGCAAGGAATGTCAGAATCGGCGGCGGCCGATTTTAATTATAGAAAAGTGAATGAATGATGAATCTTATTAGAGCAATTTTGGCAGGAATATCCGCAGGGCTTAAGTGTCTTTTCTGGCCGGATTATTCAAAGAGAAAATTTTGAGGTAAATTATGGCTGACACAACAAAACCCGAAAACGTAGCAATCGAACCATATCGCTTGGGCGAGTTTGCTACTGGAGGAAAAATCGACTTTATTACACAGGGAAATGTCTCTATCCCATTGTCGATTGAATTACTAAAGGGAATAGTACCTGTTAAGCAGAACGATCGTGAGCCATACGTAGTCGAATTGGTAATGTTTGCCAATACGGTGATTGAACAGAAGTGCAACTGCTATCTCAACGAATGTTGGTTGGTAATGATAAGGGGTAAATATGTTCCCATTATCGCTGCTCAGAAAAGAATAGCGAAAGCTCAATCACTACCAAACTATGATGGTTATGAGTGGGGATGGATAGACAAGGAAGGCAATCGCTGTCCTTCTGGGCCCGGACAAAAAGTGCTTGAGACAAATGTGGCCGGCGTTTGGGGTCGTATCTATTTCAAAGACAGACAACAGCCTTTTTACCATGAAGTCTTTCGCTCCGAATATCAACATCAAAAAAATGACAGGCCCATCACAATGCTGTTGAAAACGACGAGAGACCAACTGCATAAATACGCCTTTGCAAATGAAATGGGAAATCTTTGTACGGAGAATGAGTTATATGATGAAAGATTACCAGCTCCTGAATCCGATGTGAAGCCTCGTGATGAGAGACGTGCTAAAGCCGTACCGAGCACCACTCTTACTGGTGAAAGGGCTCCTGCGCAGGAAGCGGAATCCACGACAACCCCGGCTGAGGCCGAGGCGAAAACTGAAGCCGAACCTGCCAGTGACGAGGATAAAAAAACCGAAGATTCTGCAGCTGAATCCTCCGTTTTTACCACAGAAGAAAAGGGAAAGCTGGCGGCTTTGTTTGTAGAGGTTAATGATTTATACGCTGCTCAGAACGGAAGCGATTTCGGCGAATTCGCAGCTTATGTTCTCTGCGTTGACGAGGAGGAAGTAGATCAACCAAGCAAATTTACAGAGGAGCAGCTCAAACAAATAAAAGCTTACATCGAAACTAACGGAGTGGCGATTAACTGATGGGAATCAACAGAGAAAAACAAAAGGCGTACAGCAAAGCTTATCGTCTATCGCATAAAAAGGAAGTTGCCGCACGCAGCAAAGCTTATCGTCTATCGCATAAAAAGAAAATGGCCGCATACCATAAAGCTTATCGTCTATCACATAAAACGGAAATTGCCGCACAAGCTAAAATTTATTATTACGAAAGGAAGGTACGATTATGGCGAGGAAACAGCAAAACCCAAAAGGAAGAACTAATGTTTCTCGGAACATTACTGGCTCAAACGAAAAAGGCAGCAAGAGCAGAGGATCACGCAGCCTTGCGCTTGCTAAAAAAGAAGTACGAACAACTGCAGATTATGGTCGCTTAATGGCAGCATTGATAACAGACGTAATTGAAGAAAAAGTGTCACCAACAGTGTTGAATGCCGCTGTGAATGCTGGTCGCCAGTTAATAAAAGCAGCAGAGCTCAATTTGAAATATGTCAGGGGCGGTGTTCAGAGCAAGAAAAAGGAACCATGTCTGCAGCTTTTATCTGGCGAAGTAGTATAAAACTAATGGATTGGGACCAACAGAACACATTGAAGAATCGGCGGAAGCGAGAACGGTTACAAGCATCGGAAGATACTTTTGATGAAGCAGTCAAGCTTGCAAGAGAATCAGGACTGTGTTCGTTGGAACGAATGCCGGCCGGATATCATTTCCAGCTTATTTGCTACGGCGAAAATCATGAACATATTTATAATCTGTACCCAACAACACAAAAAATCCATATAGATCCCCGGCACAGGGGACCGTTTCTTCAAATCCAAAAGCCGTGGACTGTGCTTGATATCGTGAAGGCGGTGGTGAAAAAATAAAATGAAACGTTGGATTGAATTACAAAATGATTGTCTTGGCCCAGACAAAAAAGAGACGGGTTGGCAAATGTTTCTAATTATTAAGCGATGTTGTTCATACATAGCCAAGAAAAAAAGTGGGCCAACTAAAATAGTCCGCAGAAAAGATGATGTTATCGTGCTAACTGGTAAGCGGAAAAAAGATGTCCTTAAAAAGCTAAATGATTTTGTTGAAAGAAAAAACGTAATTCTATTGCCATCAAAAAAATGAAGCCAATTATAATCGATCGCACAAGACTCGGGCAATATGCGAATTGTCCGCGACAGGCATACCTGACGATGCTGTGGGAGGCTCTTAAAGCAGGAGCTACCGGCCTGGAAATATTCCCCTGGGAAGCTGAGCGAATCAAGGATGCGGACCCGAAACTTGTCGAGGCGATGAAAAGTGTCGTTTTGCAATCAACCGACAGCCGGCTTTGCGAGTGTGGGCAAGAGATTCACGACTTGCTAAGAAAGGCTTTTGAGGAATGTAAAAACAATCTTGAAATCATTCCCCAGTGGTTCGTAGATAACCTGCCCAAAATCAAACCAAACATACAACCGATGGCCATACGTCATGCCAGGCATGCAGCTGACATGATATCCGAATATCACGTTGATTTAATTGCGCTCGAGCACCAGGTATCTCTTGTCATATATCCTGAAACAGAAACAACACCGGCACTCATAATTACGATGAAATACGACCTTCTCGGTTCGAGGAAGGGTAACTTGCATGTGATGGACTGGAAAACTGGTTTCAAGCGATTGACAAATTCGGAAGCTGCAGAATCTTTTCAGGCGGAGTTTGGTGCCTGGCTATTGTTGCAGCAGGAGCCATACAAAGAAATCAATACGCTTCATTGGTGGTATTTCGAAAGCATGTGGGGGACAAAAGCTTACGCACGTTTTGACAGACTCGAAGAACATCCGCGGCTGCCAGGCCTGACTACGGAAGAAGCCATAAAGGGCAGAGTGCTCTCTGCAGTTGACTTGTTTCTGCATAACTGCAAATTACCCGAGCCTCTACCTTATACCTGTTGTTGGTGTGATATGATCCAATTCTGTCCTGACGCACATATGGGTGCAAAAGAGATAGCTGATGATCCGAAAGCGTTTGTTGACCGGATGGTTGTAATTGAGGCTTGGCTAAAAAAGCAGAAAGCAATGGCAACAATATGGATAAAAGCAAAGGGGCCGCTGGAAGGGACAAAGGTATCGTTTACGCAGAAAAAACCACAACAGCGGTTCTCTGTAGGGTTCGAAGATTTGGCCAAGCCGAAAGGGCCGGCGAAAACAGGCGATGAGAGTATCGATTCGCATTTCAAATAAGGAGAGACAATGGCAGATAAAATAAAACCAGAGGAACTCTGCAATTTACTGAATGCTCTTGCTACTGAGCTTTATCCAAAGCTCATGTTGGATTTCAAACCTCATCCCCGACTTGGGATCGTAGTGGCATATATAGATATCACAGATACATTGGCCTTTGATTGTCCCGAGATAGATCGGATGAGCCAAAACAAAGACAAATCACTTACCTCGCAAATGTTACCTGTGTTTAAGAAACGAGTGAATCAAGTGTTGGCTCGTTTGGCAAAATTCGTTTCGGATACAGAAATCAAATAACCAGCAAAACCCAATTGAAAGGATTTGTATGGCTGTCATAAAAGAGCTTTTGAAGATTATTGTATGTGCCGGCATAGGAGGCTTGGTTGTTGCTGGCGTAATGTGGTTGTTTGTATGGCGAAAATGGTAAAACCAAAGCGAAAGGATTTGTCATGACTTTGAAAGAAGTTGGAATTGTTATTGGGAAAAAACTGTTAACGAGGCGCAGGGCTATCAGAAGCAGGCCGGTCATGGTTTTCTTTGAAGACACCGAACTTAAGGAAGGAGAAATGCTTATTGGCGAATGCGGGAAGGGTTCTACTGTCGGTCAAGCAAAAGCTGACTACTGCAAAAAGCTCAAGGGACAGATATTGATTACGGATGCTATGTTGAAGACACGGAGAGAGATTCAGTTACCGCCCAAGATAACTGTAAGGTAAGGAGGCAAATTAAATGCCAATACCAGCTTTGACTGACCGAGACAGATTCCAAGTGGCAGCCTTCCATGCGTTTTTTAAGGCTGCAAGGATCGGCGGCAAAGATATCGATACTGCGTTCGTTGATGCTATCATCAACTCGAGCGATGAGGAAACAGCGAAAGTACTGGCGAAGGACCCGAATGCGATACAGCGGTGGCTCGAATTTGAGGTGCCGATAACCAACGAAACCCAAACTGAAAGGACTTATGATGAAGATTATTAAACTTTCTGCGGAGAATTTCATGCGGCTTGTGGCTGTAGAAATATCTCCCCAAGGTAACGCAATTTTGATTACCGGTAAGAACGCCGCCGGCAAGTCGAGTGTTCTCGATGCGATCATGGCTGTTTTTTGCGGTAAGAAGTATCAGCCGGCGAAACCGATTCGGGATGGAGAGGACCATGCAGAGATTATTGTCGAAACAGAAAATTATATTATCAAGAGAACCTTCACGGCGGCAGGCGGAGGGACAGTAACCGTATCGAATGCCGAGGGCATGAAAGCCAACAGTCCACAAGGCCTGCTCGACAAAATTGTTGGCGAAATCGCATTTGAGCCAATGGAATTTTTCAAAGACAGCAAGGACGTAAAAAGGCAACGGCAGCAGCGCGATACGCTGATGAAACTTGTCGGGTTGGATTTTGCTGATATTGATGGAGAGATTAAAACGATGAAGGACCAACGTTCTACAGTTAAAACCAGCAAGGACACCTACGAATTAGAGGCTGGCCAGATTCCGGAGCTGCAGGAGATTCCTGATGAGCTGATATCGATGAGTGAACTGACAGAGAATCTAACTGTTGCAACGGAGTGGAACGAAAAACAGGCTGAAGCTAAAAATCGTTTGGAGGCTGCAGTCAGAGGTATCCAAACCCGTAAAGACTTGCTGATATCAAAGCTGGACGATCTTGAAGAAAAAAAACAAGTGATCCAGGAACTTGAGAAAGAGGCAGAGCGTCTTGAGAAAAATATAGCTGGCGAAAACGGATTGCAACAAGCAGCTATCGCCGAACGCGAGAAGCTTACTGAAGCACTTGAGCCGCTAATAGATGTAGCTTCTATCAACCAGGGCATCGAAAAAGCTGATTATATAAACGAGCAGGTTAGAAATAAAAAGCAAAGGACGGAGCTGCTCAAAAAGTCAGCGGAGAAAAGCAGGGAATTTGCCGATCTCGGCAAGCAGATGAAAGGCCTGGATGCAAAGAAAGCGGAAAGATTAGCGGCGGCGAAAATGCCGATTGATGGCCTGTCGGTCAACGAAGAAACCATCCTTTATGACAACATACCTCTTGCCCAGGTCAATGTTTCGATGCAGCTTCAAATTGCCGTTGCTATCTCGATGGCACTCAATCCGAAACTGCGAGTGATTTTGATGAAGGGTAACGATCTGGATTCCGCAAGTCTCGAGGCTGTTTGCAAGATGGCAGAGGAAAAAGATTACCAGGTCTGGATCGAAAAAGTCGCCGATGACAAGAAAAACAAAACCGGATTTATTATTGAAGATGGCAGTGTAGTATCTCCGGATGCGGACGGGACACTGTTTGAAAAAGATAACGCCGAAGCAGATAAAGTCAAGGATTAGGACTTTTAGTTGGGCCGGCTACAGGGGTGATGGAGTATTTCTGTAGCCGGATTTATATAGATTGGTGGTTCTATGACTACGAAATCAATTCCGATAAAGGACATATGCATCGATGGCAAAACACAGCAGCGGCCGGTGGACGATAAAGTTGTGGCTCGCTATGCAGCAATGAAGAAGGATGGCTCGACATTCCCTCCGGTTGATATCATCACTGACGGCAAAAGTAATTTTCTGATTGATGGTTTTCATCGGTATTTTGCTTCCATAAAGCTTGGCAAAAAATATCTTGAAGCCAACATCACAAATGGTACACAGCGAGACGCTATACACGCATCGTTTTCGGCGAACAAATATAATGCCGTTCCCCGCCCGGATGGAACTGTGAAAAACATTCTCTTAGTGATATGGAATGATGATAAATGGAACAAAGTTTCAGTAACAGATACAGCAAAGCACGTTGGCTGCACTCGGGCTTATGTAACTGCCAGATTTGCTGAATTTGACAAAGAAGCAGCAGGAGAGGTGAAGAAAACAAAAAAAAAGAAGCCCTCTGCATCGCTATTTAAACCCAGCACGGTTGATGTCAGAAGGGGTGAATCTAAATACGAAATGAAAAAGCCTGAGAAAAAAGTGCTTGATGCGACAGGCAAGCAGGTACCCGAGCATCTTGTTGAGTTTTTTGAGCGAGCTAATGAGTTCCGGCAGCCGATCAAACAGCTCAATGATATGCTCAAGACGATCCGGAAGGGCAAGGAAGCCGGCGATCTGATTTATAAGTTTATTAAGATTGAGAATTTGACGGCGGAAATCGGCAACGTCAAGAGGATTCTCCGCTTCGCTCTGCCGTATGCAGTATGTCCCTATTGCGGGGGCGATGAGAAGAATGCGGAATGCAGGGCCTGTGATGGGTGCGGGTTCGTCAATGAAATGACCTATAAATCCACTCCGAAGGAACTGAAATGAGTTATCAAGAAGACGTTGAAATAAAAAGAAAGTTTCTTCAAAGACAAAATACAGAAGTATATGAACTCATAAAAAATGCGAGAGTCACTTGTGCAGGTTGTGGAAGAGCTACAAGGATTAGATGTGCGTACAGATGTTTTTTTTGTCGGCTGTTTTTCTGTTGGTCTTGTGCGGGACCGCATTTTAAGAAACCAGGAATAAGGTAAAGAAAAGCGAGAAAGTTTGAAATGATATTACGTCCCTACCAGCAAGAAGCGTATGATTTTACGCTCGAGAAATTCGAGACTGTCGATACGGCTCTTTGTGTTCTTGCTACAGGGCTTGGCAAAACTGTGTATGCAGCTCATCTGATAAACCATTTCAAACAGTTCGGCCGGATTCTAATGCTGGCCCATCGAGCGGAGTTGATTTATCAAGCGGACAATCACATCCAGGAGATATGCGATATAGAAGGTGATATCGAAATGGGTGATGTGTGGGCCACCAGCTTCGATACATTCAAGGCTGATGTTGTGATTTCTACCGTTCAAACACAAATCGCCGGCAGAGACGGTGGACGCATGACAAGGTTTAATCCGAATGAATTCAGCTTGCTTATCATCGATGAAGCACATCATGCCCCGGCTGTAACATACAAACGAATAATAGAATATTATAAACAGAATCCCGAATTGAAAATTCTCGGATTAACAGCTACCCCGGACCGCACAGACAAGAAGGCGATGGGCCAGATATTTGAAGAAGTGGCCTATGCCTATGATATCAGGGACGGTATAGACGATGGCTGGCTGGTCCCAATCGAGCAACAAAGTGTATTTGTGGAGGGGCTTGATTTTTCGAGTGTTAAAACAACCGCTGGCGATCTGAATGGGAAGGACCTGGCAAACGTATTGGAGTTTGAAGAAATCCTTCACGGTATAGCAGATCCGACCGTGCAGCTGACAGGTGACAAGAAAACTTTGATATTTGCTGCGTCCGTGGTCCATGCCGAAAGATTGACGGAGATTATCAATCGGCACAAGCCGGATTCCGCACGATTTGTCTGTGGAACTACACCGAAAGAAATAAGACGAGGCATGTTTAAGGATTTTGCGAAGAAGGCATTTCAATACTTGGTTAATGTCGGTGTTGCAACCGAAGGGTTTGATGATCCGGGTATAGAATGCGTTGTAATGGCCCGGCCTACTAAAAGCCGGACTCTCTATTCGCAGATGGCCGGCAGGGGAACACGGCCGCTGCCTGGTATCGTTGATTTATATCCCGGTGTTGTGGAGCGCAGAGAAGCAATAGCTGGCAGTGCGAAACCGCATCTTGAGATTATGGATTTTGTCGGCAATGCCGGAAGGCATAAACTGGTAACATCTGCAGATATCCTCGGTGGACGTTACACTGATGAAGTGGTGGAGCTCGCCAAAAAGAACGCCGAAAATGACAGCAACGAACGTAAAAAACCTGTTGATATTGTTAGTGAGCTGCAGAAAGCGGAGCGGGAAATAGCAAAAAGACACCAGCAGCGGGAAGATGCGATAGCTCGGGACCATCTTTTGCTCAGGGCAAAGTATTCAACTGCGAAAGTCAATCCCTTCAACGTGCTCGATATCGATCCGAAAAGAGAGGCCCCCTGGCATAAAGACAGGCCTCCGACTGCAGGGCAGATTAAATATCTTGAAAAATGCGGTGTTGCTATCGATGGTTTGGTGTTTACTCATGCCAGCCAGATTATCGACACGATGATTAAGCGGCGTGAACAGGGGATATGTACTTACAAACAATCAAGATGTCTGCAGAAAGCCGGATACGATACAACGGAAATGGATTTTCAAAGAGCCAATAAGTTAATAGGTGCATTGGCTGCAGTAGGATGGAAGAAATGGAAGTTGGTGAAAGAATTACAGCCAAACTAAAAATGAAAACAAGGTATAAGTACATACATTTTGAACTTACTAAGAAATTACCCAAAACGGAAGTCTGGCGATGTCGCAATAATAAAAGCTTGGGCTTTCTTGGCACAGTCAAATGGGATTCAGGGTGGCGGCAATACTGCTTTTTCACAGAAGGCGGTTGTAAGTTTAGCAGCAGTTGCGAAATGGACATAGCAGATTTTTTAGTACAGGTGAACAAAGGCCACAAAGCTAAAAATGCTGAGAGTTAGTAAAGACAATCCGTGTCCGATATGCGGTAGGCCCGATTGGTGTTTGGTTGCCGAGGATGGGTCGGCTGCTATTTGCAAGAGGATAGAGGAAGGCTCTGCGAAGAAAGCCGGAGACGCCGGCTACCTTCATATTCTAAAAGATAGACCCCTGCAGCAGAGACAGAAGTATGTAAAACCGAAGCCGCCCGGGCCAGTTGTAAATTGGGACAAACTGACCGCTGATTATCGCAGCAACTTTAAGGACCCGACAGGGGCCGCTCAGTTGTTCGGTGTTAGTATGACAGCGTTGGATGAGCTGCTAATCGGATGGGACCTTGAGAAGAAGGCCCATACTTTTCCGATGAAAGATGGTAGAGGCAATATCATCGGGATCAGACTGCGAACACTTGATGGCCACCAATTTAGTGTCCCTGGCTCAAAGAACGGATTGTTCTGGCCGTTAAGCATAAAGGCCGACAGCAGGGAGCTGCTTTTCATCCCCGAGGGCCCGACCGATACTGCAGCTCTGTTAGATTTGAGGCTTTCGCCTGTCGGTAGAGCGAGTTGCGGTACCGGATATCAATACATCAAGGAAATGATTGAGCATTACGAAAGGCAAGTCGTTATTTTTTCTGACAAAGATGCAGCTAAATTTACGCCGGAGGGCAAGAAGTTTTTTCCCGGATACGATAGCGGCCTGAAATTGGCCCGGTCCATCAAACCGTTTGTTCGTAGCGTTCGTCTGATTAAGCCCCCTGAGAAAAAAGATATCCGCGCATGGTACCTGGCCGGAGCAACGAGAGCTGCGGTCCTGTATTTGGTTCATAATGCTAAATTTATATGAAAGGAGAATGAACGATGTCGGTATTAGCAGAAGTAGTAAATCCAACGGGTCTTAGGCTTACAAAAAGCGATACGGATGGTGTGTGGCTGCACTTTGATATCGCTGGAAAAAAAGGTGGAGGAATACGCCTTGACGACGGTCCTTGTTTCCCATCCAAAATGAAGTGGGCAGAGCATCAATTCGAAATTGCAGCAGAGGCAAAGGCACCAACAGTCGAAACCCAGGAAACATCTTCTTTAAGGCCTCAGCTCGATGCGAATGATTTTAACCTTACTTTTACACAGTTACAAAAGAAAGTGCAGGACCGGCTTAACGAAAAAGGAAACGGGATAATAATCAGCCGGCACGAAATGCTTGGGATAATAGCGGAGGAATACAATGAGTTACTTCGTGCTGTTGAATCCGGGAATTTATTTATAGATGTGGAAGATGAGCTTGTTGATATCACTGTCGCTGGCATAGTCAGCATAGCGTCTCTTAAGACCGGCGGCGTTCAGTGGTAGAAATATGGCTTAAACGTCCCAGGATGCCCCAGGATGAAAAAAGAGGTAGATGTGTGGAAGGGTGCGGGAGAAGGGGCAAAAGTTGCTGAGAATCAAAGCAGGCACGGTAGGATTTGAAAATAGAAAGGTAGTTAGACCGATGATACCGAATTTAACATATCGAGCCGAAAATTATGTTCAGCGAAGTCCGCAGTGCAAGGGCTTGTCGGACTTTAAGCGGGAGCGGCTGATTAAAGGCATAGCAAGATTACTGGGCTGGGCATACAAACAAGGATTTGAGCAGGGGAAGGCACACCCTGCTGGATGTGGATGCAGCGAATGCCAGTAGCGTATCAAATTAAAGATTGGGATGAGCTTTTCGAGATAGCTCAAAGTCGTAGATATAAACGGCTAACTTGGGTAGCACTGCCGAACAAGCATGATGGGGCGGGCTATCGTAGGATAGCCAGGCACCAGAAGTGTTGCGAAATCTTCACGGCGTGGATTCTCATCCTGCAGGTTGCCAGCAAGCAGGAGAAGCGAGGCCTCTTAGTGAATGGCGATGGCACAATTACCGCCGAGGACCTTGCAGACAAAACTGGATATCCGGAAAAAATCTTCGTATTGGCCTTTGAAGTGCTTTCCGACCCGAAAATAGGCTGGCTGGAAAAGTTGAATGCTAAATGAGTGAAAAGCAAAATATAAAATTAACAAAGAAGCAAAAAATGCATAGGCGAAAATATACGACCAGGAAAAGTCGGATGAAAAACGCTAAAGCCAAAGGCGATCACACTCGCAAAGAATGGGTTGAAATGGTAAGATTTTTTGACAATCGTTGTGTCCGATGCGGCCACCGTGATTTTGTATCTCCCGACCACATCATGCCCATAAGCAAAGAAGGTAGTAATTCTATAAAAAACATACAGCCTTTATGTGACAAGTGTAACCAAATGAAAGGATTTTGGGATATCGTAGATTATCGGCCTGACTTTTGTGAAAAACACAATCTCATCTTGCCAAAACAATGGATTTGAGGGCCGCTCCGAGCAGCTATGACGCCGCTCCGAGCAGCTATGACGCCGCTCACGATACATAACATAACATAACGTAACGACTACGCAGTAGAGTATAGTATAGATCTTATTAGCTAAGAAGGGAAAGAAGATGGCAAAGTACAGGAAAAAACCAATTGTAGTTAATGCAGTCCAATGGACAGGGCATAACTTTGCGGAGTGCGAGAAGTTTTACCCCGGTATCGAAAAAACGGGCAATCATCTAACCACAGGAGGTTTAATAATCACGACTCTTGAGGGCAATATGATAGCTCAGGTAGGGTGGTGGATTATCAAAGGCGTAAAAGGTGAATTTTATCCTTGTGATCCAGATATCTTCGAACTGACCTACGAGAAAGTAGAGGATTAAATGTCAACCTTGATATCAGTCTATGATTCAGAAGGTAAGTGTATTGGTAAATGCGGTGCCAGCTGCTACCAGGCAAAAAAGCCGGAATGTAAGTGTATCTGCCAGGGTGCAAATCACGGCAAGGGCTTTAAACGTGCTATGGCCCAGGCAGCCGAAATCACAGAAGCGATTATAGCAAGAGCTGATGATGGTATAGAAGTGCATAACGAGGCAAAAGACTTGAAGCTGATAGAATGCCAGGGGACTGAACTTGATGATGATTTAGAGGCACATTTTTTCAAGAAGGTAGTGGTACTGCCGGACAAAGAGAAACAATAATGAGTATGGGCCGAAACGCCAAATTACCGAAACGTAGCGACGGGAACGGTCCGGCAGATATGCCGTATTACCCTCCCAAGATTACAAAGTAAGGAAACAGCTTAGTAGGCCCACTTTTGAGAAAGGCAAAAAAGATGTTAAGTAGGGAAAGAATAATCTGGCATTTGGATACGCCGGTGTGCCGCATACTATCAGGTCTGCGGATTCATCTGTGGGCTATGGGGTTGAGCGAAATGTGGGAGTTGTGTTATGCCCTCGGCTGTGATTCGCCAGAAAAGCTGCTTGCCGCAATGTGGGATATGATTAAAAAACGCAAACGAAAGGATTCGACATGGCAAAATTACCTGCCGGCACAAAAGGTTGGATAGTGAAGCTATACAAGGCTGGAAGCGATATTGATGGAATCCAGCAGACGGTCAAAAAGAACTTTCCCAAAATCACAAAAACCCGTATTCGCATCGTAATACGAAACCATTTGATTGACCGGGCCGATGAATTGTGGGCTGTCGCCGTCAAAGTCAGGTTTGGCTGGAAGTGTGCCATAAGCAACAAAGCCGAGAACCTGGAAGCTCATCACTTAATCAGGAGAAAGAACTGGACCCACAGATGGACCGTGATGAACGGTATTTGCCTGAACAGCTATTCTCACACTTTGGGGGATGAGATTGCAGCACACGGAGCCACAGACGTTACTGAGCGATTTCGCGATTGGATGATAAGATATCATTCGGAGCAATGGGCCTGGTTCGAAAAACACCGGAACGATACAAGCCAAAAGCCTGATATCGATGAGTTGTTGAAAATAATTCATAGACTGGAAGGAGAAACCAAAAATGCATTCCAACTCAACAAACCAGACCTCGGCGAACGAGGAAAGGCCGAAGAAGGCTCAAATAGCGAGTGATATTTCGGCGATATTGCAGGAAGCAGACAAGGCGTTACTTGCAAAAAAACCTGTTGTAGCACACAGCTGTTTACGGCTGGCAATAACAGAGCTAACGGCAACGTCCTGATGGGCGTTGAAACTTTATAAACCTATTTAGCGAAAGGGCAAAATTATGAAAAGGCTCATCTTGGGAATTATGTTGTGTGTCGCATTGATGTTCGGTGCGATAGGGTGTGAAGAAGGGCTGATGCCGGCAGATATACAGGCGTTGGCAGCGCAGCAGGAAGTGCTGCAGCAGCAAGTTGACACTGTGCAGGCGGCCGCTACTCAAATGACGGAAGACTTAGCAGCTGGTGGAATAGTGGATTCGGATGTAGTCGCTAAGGTCGCCAAATTAAACAAGGAAGCCGATAGGGTCCAGGCACAAATAAATATTATTGCCCGGGCCCTGCAAGAAGTTACTCTGACCGGCAATGCTGCTCAGGATTTTATTGCGCAGTTACAGGCGGCCAATGTCGCATCGACCGGCTTCAATCCGTATGTGGTCCCTGTGGGAGCTGGTTTATCAATCTTGAGTCTTTTTCTCGGCTGGCTGGCCAAACGAAAGGCGAATGAAGCTGCAATAGCAAAGCTTAAATACCAGGCCCATAAACAGGGTGTGGAAAAGACAATGAAAGCAGTTTCGGTAAGCCCAAGCGCGAACGTGAAAACGATTGAAACCGAACTATATGACAACATTGGCGATGCCCGAGCAGCTCTTGGTGTTTAGTTTCAGGAAAGCACTTCAAAGCCAGGCGGCTTATTGGTTCTTCCTGCTCTCAGCGAACTGACGGCATCCTGAGAGCAGGATTTTTTATAAGGTGAATTGATGCAAATTTGTGGACTAACAGTTCTAACTGACAAGGAATTCTCGCGAAAAATAGCTGCTGCTGAAAAAGCTCAGCGAAATATGCACGACAGGCTAATAGTGGGATTGATTCGGAACGCTGAGCAATACCGGATAGTGGCTGAGGGATTATTGGGCCGGCCAGTCAAACTACCTCGCCGGCCTTGAGTCTTTTCAGTATTATGTGGATTGTTTGAGGATTCCATTTGCCTTTTACAAACACAGGCTTATCTTTGAATCTTCTTTGCACTTTTCGCGGCTTGTAGTTTAGGTTCGTTAGTTCAGCTGCGATTTGACGCAGGCTTAAACCCTTCTTATCCAATCTCTTTATCTGATTTATAATTATCCGCTCATACGGATTTTTAACAATCCTCTTGCTGTCTTTCGGGTCCAGCATAAAGCCATACGGTGGTATGCTGCCCATCAATTTACCGCTGGCCTGGTGTCTGAGCATCGCCGCTCTTGTCCTGGCCCCAATTACCTTGCGTTCGTACTCCGCCAAGGTCTGCAGTATTTTCCGAATCAACCAATCCTCATCGCTGTCGGACCACGTTCCCTCACCGGATATACTTAGGAAGGATGCTTTCTTCTTATTGATTGACCTTTCGATGATGTCGCTGAGATACACGCTGCGAGCCAGCCGGTCTAAGCGATAAACTACCAGCACATAACCGCGCTCGAGCGCAGCTATTGCCGCCCACAGCTCCGGACGCTCCTCATCAGCTCCGGACAGGGCCCGGTCCGCAAATTCACCTACAATTTTGACATTGTTGTCCCTGCACCATTTCCGGCAGAAATCCAACTGAGCTTCTATACTCTCGCATTTGTCTGCGTTTCGGCGGGGGCTGAATCTGGCGTAGATGATGCCAATTTTCTTTTTATGTTCCATAGTTTGATTTTGCTCCAGACGGAAGGTTTAGAAAAAATCTTCTCTGCTGTACATACACCTGCAACAAAGCTGGGAAGAATCCTGTTCAATGACGCAAAGTATTGCTGTTGGGTTTTGTGCCATTCATTTGCGAAAACACTACAGACCATCACAAGATGCTCTTTATCAAAGGCTGTCGCAGGAACACCTCTAAAGGTAGGGACGCCCTCAATTTTGGCTGCTCTGCGCTCGAGGTTTCTGATTGCTAACTCCATTCGGGTTTTGCTTATTTCTCTCATATCATTTGCTCCTTACGATTGTTAATAACGCTTCTGCTATAATTTCATTGAAAGCTTGGTTGATTGTTTCGGCAGCTGTCTTCCGATTCATCATAATCTCCAGCTTTGGATTAAACCATACATCATTTACTTCTTTCCTGGTAAATCCGTGTGTCGCAAAACACTTCACAGCGACAAGCGAAATGGCGATGGAGTTTTTTTTGGGTCTGAGCTGGGCTGGTGAAAAGTGCGTCGGGGTAGGAAAAACAGGAATACCGTTCAAGTCGTTTCGTGCACCTTCTATCAACACCCTGAGCCTTCGCTGCGGCACTCCATAACTGACACAATCCAACAGATTAAACCTTACCACATATCCGCATTTCTCAAGGCTTTTCAATAATAGCCGGAAGAAGTCTTTGAAGCTCATTATCCCCCTGACGTTTTCGATAACAAAATATCGTGGCTGTATTTCTCTCACCATTCGGATAAAGTGCCACATCAATTTCGATTTTGGATGGTTTATGGAACGGCGTTGCATATTAGCTGTTGAGAATCCCTGGCAGGGCGGTCCACCGCTCAACAGGTCGAGCTGGCCTTTAGCCAGGCTGACTTGTTTCAAAAGGTCTTCTCCGCTCAGCGTACAAATGTCGGCCTGGATTATTTTCATCTTCGGAAACGCCTTTGCTTTATTATGCTCCAATGTCGAAACACACCACTTGTCGATTTCAACGGCTGCCACTACATCGAGCCCAGCCTGTTGAAGACCTATTGCCATTCCGCCAGCACCAGCGAATAGCTCTATTGCTTTAAGTTTTCGCTTTCGCTTCTTGCTCATCGGTTTTTGCCAATTCCTTCTTCCAGTGTTCAACCGATTCCTCATAAGAACGGAGCGGTTTGCCACAACACACACAAGCTTTGTGCATCGTGGACCGCAGCGTTACAACTGAAAAGCTCGATGGATGTTTGAGACTGTGTTTCATTGCCGTAATGCTTTTTTAATTGTTCGGGCGACTTTTATCAAATCGCACGTTGAGCAGGTTTCGTCTCCGTGATGCCCTGCATCGATTTCGGCCTGGTGTATTTCCAAAATAACCTCAACCAGCAAGTCGATACACTCCGGCACTCTTTCGAAGATGCACTTGGTGCATATTCCTGGCGTTGCCCAGCTACAGCCGCCTTCACAAGCCTTGCTGTCTGTGCAGCCGCATATTCGGCACGTTCGCTCTGGAGTGGTGGGTGCTGTGGCAGCTCCCCACTCGTTTAGTGCTTTACCTTTATTGTTCATTTGATTCCTCACTTTCTTTTTTTACCAGCCGATTTTCTTTGATGCCGCCACAGCAGCAGCAGCACCTATCTCTCTTTTTTTCCTATTCATTACGTTTAGGTAGTGTGTACCAACCTCGCCCTGAAAAAATGGGTGGCTTACACCTGCGGGGGTGTGACGCCACAACCCCAGCAGCTCCTCATAATCCATTGCATCAATTTGTGCTTTGAGTTCGTTCGTAGTAGCCATTCGATTCCTCACTTTCTATTCCATACCTTTATTAACTTGCCCTTTTTGAATTTTACCTGTACCACACACCTGATTTTGCCAGCAAGATTCGGATGTAATAAACCGAACAGCTCTTTGTCCCACTCAGCCAATTTACCATCGCCATAATAAAAACCCACCTTCGGCTGAGTGGGATGAGCTCTGCGGGGCACATACTTCCACAACGTATAAACTAACTGTGCCACCAAACGCCAGATACATTATTCCACTGTGCGGCAAGCTCATCTTACAGTTTCTTGTGAAAAACTACAAACTGCGGATATATTGTTATGTTGGCTTGAATCCAACGTGGGTGAATACTCTTGCCCAGGTCGGCGTATTCAAAATGAGAGAAGTCTGCAAAGTCTCTGGCTTCCGACAACATAGAGCACCGAACAGTATCTGCTCTGATATTTCTTTTGAACCTTAAATACGCAGGTCTATTACCATCTGCAAAAACCTCGCATTTTTCAACAATCTCCGCTGGCTCTTGCCACTTCTCGCTCCAAGCAATGTCGAATAAACGCCTCAGGTAATCCGTAGCGACTTGCAGCACGTTTTTGAATTGATAGTCAGCCAACGATTCCTCGAAGCCGACCTCCTCAAGAAAATACTTCGCCTCAGTTTGGCCTACTACCTCTGCTTGCATCTGGCTCGTTAATGAATGCGCAGAAACAGAAAACCCATCATAGTTTCCGTTCTTGAATATCGCCTGGAAACCATTGTCGTACTCATAAAAGACCACGCCCAATGTCCCTGCCTTGTTACCCAGGCAGTCCACTTTTAACTTACAGATTGTTCCGACTTTCATTTGTTATTCTCCTTTCATAGTGAGACAGGGCGGCTTGAGTATCGGCCACACACCGACACCGACTATGCAGCAGCATTCGTTAGACAGGCTACTTATTTGCCGCCCTGTTCTCTTTAGCCAAATTCGTTTTTTGCTCATAAACCACGTTTTGGGGGGATGTTATGATACCCCTTGCCTCGACTTTTCGCAACCTGGTCAATCCTCGTGCGTTTTTTTTGGCTGCAACATACCATTTACCATCAAGAGCTCGCTGCGGCCTCGTCAAATCGATTGTAGTGAAACCGTCTGTTACTATCATTTCGGAAATGCCCTCAACCAATGAAGGAGTCTCCACCACCACGAATTGACCTTGTGGTATTCGATTGCCTTCTCATCGAAATACTCTGTATTACCGTACCTATCCATAATGTCTTGTGCAAATGCTTCTGCTGCTTTCTGATTGTTCTTGCAACAGTCAGGCAGGAAGCACTGTCCACCATCCACAATTACTACAACGTGCATTTTGTTAGCTCCTTTCAGATAATTAGTCGTTATCCCCACACCGTCCACATCTTTGCGGACGGTGCGGAGGAACGACTACTCCCCATCAGATTCCATCGTGGTCTTCGTCTTCTTCTTCGGTCTCATATTCATTTGGCATAAGCCCAGGGTCAAGTGCTAACGCTGTAACAGCTTCAAGCCAGGCTTCTTCCGGCGTATCAGCATCAGCTCCAATCGTAATAGTAAAATTGTATCGAGCCATCTGTGTTCTCCTTTATCTATGGTCGTGTTCATAAGCTTCAAGGCCGGACTCAATCCAACCCTGCATATCTCCTGTATCCCACGCTCCAAAACCTTCAATCTTCATACTACGTTCAACCTCGGTGCTAACATAGTCAGCTAAATACTTAGCTGCTTTTTTGCGGTTTTCGTCTGTGATTTTCTTTACAACAGCCTGTTCAAGCAACGCTCGCCGCAACTCTGATACAAATGATGAAAGCGTAAGGTGTCCTTTTTGGAGTCGAGTTTGGCGGCTTATTCTTAGAAGAAATATTTGGCCATTAGCGAGAGTTACAGTGATTATTTGATAATGGCATACCGTTGATTTGTGGGCGTGTTTTACATTAAACATTTGTGTTCTCCTTTCAGTTTGAGGTAATAATTTCCAAGACAGCTTTACGAAACGCAGGGGTGTTAATGATTCGGCGGATTCGCAGCATTTGCGGAGCGAGCAGCAGGATACAGCGTTCAGTCAGAGAGTAAGTCTTGATGTTGAGTGTGAGTACCAATAGGTGCGTGTGCTTATTATCCTTCTTGGCTCTGAGCCACAGCCAGTCATACAGCTTGATGATGTGTTCAGGACTTCTCTGTGTCTTCTTGCGTTCCATTTGGGTTTTATCGTTTAACCTTTCTATGTAAATGATACACCCTCGTTGACAGAAGTCAAGAGAAAAATAAAAAAAAGTGAAAAAAACTTTCAGAGGCCAAAAGGCCGGAAACAGCCATTGCCTCAAGACTCTGCATAAGCGTCTGTGCCTGGGATGGGCTGGCCGTCAGGTGTGCAGCTGCGCTTCCAGGAAGACTTCCAGGAAGTACTCCAACTCGCTGCCAAGGAAATAGCGTTAAGATAGGCAAGAACAAGGGAAACAGGGAAAAGGTGAAGGGGCGGCTCTTAATCGGGCGAAAACAGGCCTTATCCTGTGTACTGGTGGTTCGGTTCTGTCTTATGGCTGGTGGGGCTGCATCCTGCTGGCGTGGAGCTTGGTGTCAGTGAGTGTCCGCTCATTGACAGCTATCGAGGGCGTATCGTTGCCATAGCGAGGCCATAGCGAGTGATGTAGTGGGTGGAGTGGTGGTAGGTGGCGAGGACGTGGAGCGGAGCGGGCACGAAAAAAAAAGCGAGGTCGGTCGGTCAGATGTTACCACGCCCCCGCCCCCCGTCGTCGCTGGTACCTTACTTACCCCTCCGGACGTAGAATGAAATTTGAAAAGATAGGGTGGTAGTCCGGAAAATTGGGCGAATAAAATTTGACTTTTATGGCCGATGTTGTATAGTGTGGAAAAGTGTTGATATTTTGGAAATTCGGCACCGGCGTTTTTGAAGCGGGAATGATGGTATTATGAATTACGGTTCGGAAATATCGAGAATAGGTTTGGATTTCGTCTGGATTGGAGCTGGAATCGTGGATACTGAGTTGGGATCGGGGTCTATCCTGCATACAGTATGCAGGATAGAATTGCGATCAGCACCGGCGATTTTTGGCTGGAAACGGCGGTGAGCAAGGCCAAATTGGGCCAAAAACGGTTAAAATTGACGTAAGTCCTTATTCCTTGACTGGCGTATGAACGAAAACGAAGAAAAAACCAAAGGCAAATATACGGAGCTGGAATTGAGGAGCAGGGGGATAGGCAAATTCTATGAAACCGATACTCGTGAATGGGTCACGAAGCTCAGCACATATCACGATGAGGAGGCCAAGCGAGCATTCCTGGCTATAAAGCGGAGCCTGAGATTGATATGTACGGATGTTGAAAATTATCACTATCATGAACTCGCTCACCAGATGGCTCAGATAATGATCGACAAGTTTTTATTGCAGCGGAGCAAAGGTCAGGATGTTGTGATCCCGGGCCCGGTGATATCCGAGAGCTCCCTGCAGTCGGCGTCAAAGGCCACAGGCGGCAAGGGTATTTTGAAAGCCACAGCATTAAAGTCTGATTTCACGAAGTGGGATGGCAAGATAGATACAATCAGCGATATCAACTGGATATACAATCACCTGATGGTGGCCGATGTCAAACCGGAGGATGCTCCGAGTCCTGGTGCATGGGCACATCTTCAATACCACAGGTCCAGCACGGCGGCGATGGCGGAGTTTTTCACAAAGGTCTATTCCCGGCTGATACCATCCAAAAGCGTTATGCAGAAAATGGAAGATAAAGCACATGATGATGGTCGAACAACTTTTAGCCTCCTTGACCGATTACTCGAGGAGTGCGAAGGAGATCCAGAGCAAGTACCCATTTTACAGCTGGGCGATTCAGAACATCCCGGGTTACAAGACAAGGCGGGGTAATCTACTGTTTCGGAAGAAGTGTCTTGAGTTAGCACTCGAGAGCGAGGACTATGCCGAGCAGTTCTGGATAATGTGTTCCAGGGACATTCTGTTTTTCGTCAACACATTTGTCTTCACCTACGATCCCCGGCTGGTACCATACAAAATCCCCGAGATACCATTCATTACTTACGAATATCAGGATGTGGCTTTTGACAGAATCAGGATCGCTATTGAGGAAGGTTATGACCAGCTTACCGAGAAATCCAGGGCTATGGGTGCAACGTGGATGTACCTGGTTGTATTTTTGTGGATGTTTATGTTTCGCCCTTACGCGGCTTTCCGGCTTCTCTCGAGGAATGAGGATCTGGTTGACAAGGATGAGGACCCGGATAGTCTGTTCTGGAAGATATTGTTTGCTTTGGATCATTTACCCGGGTTTCTGCAGCCCGAACGAAATTACGTTCATCTTCATATAAAAAATTACGATAACGATGCTACGATAGATGGCTGTACGACAACGAGCGATACAGCGCGAGGCGGCCGTTGTACGGCGATGTTTCCAGATGAGTTCGCGGCGGTCCCTGATGGTCATGCTATGCTTGCATCGACAAGAGACGTTACTCGCTGCCGGCTTTTCAATTCGACACATCACGGGGCCGGCACGGCCTTTTACAGATTAAGCCAGGGCTCTATAAGCAAATTGGTTCTGCACTGGTCACTACACCCTACAAACAACCGCGGACTGTATTACTCCGAAAACAAAAAACTAATCATGTGTGATAAAAATTTTCGCGGTGTAGTTGCCATCGGCGAAATAAAATATAACTTCCCTGACGATTATCCTTTCATACTCGATGGCAAACTTCGTTCTCCCTGGTATGACAACGAATGCGCCCGGGCTGTTCACCCGATGGAGATTGCACAGGAGCTCGACATAGATCCGTTTGCTTCTGATTTTCAGTTTTTTGACGGCCCGATGATTCAGGAGATTGAGATAGAAGATGTACGGCCGCCGTTTCACGAAGGCATGCTTGAGTTTGATGAGGACAGTCTGGATGCACTCGAATTTATTGAGGGCAAAAACGGTCCGCTGAAATTGTGGGTCCATCCGGATATGTACGGAAGATTTCTTATGGATCTGCAAGTCGGTGTCGGCGTGGATATATCGGCCGGTACCGGGGCGAGTAATTCAGCCAGAACATATGTTAATTTGCGGACCGGTGAGAAAATAGCTGAGTATGTTGATCCCTGGATCAAGCCGGAAGCATTTGCTAAGGTTGGAATGGCTTTGAATAAATGGTTTAACAATGCTTTCGAGGTGCCCGATGGTGCCGGCCCGGGCAGAACGTATTGCGATGAACTGATATCACTTGGATATCGGAATATTTATTTCAGGCGGGATGAGGTTGGACTGAAAAAGAAAGTTTCAGATAAGCCTGGTGTCTTCTTGAATCCGCGAGAGAAGAAGGCTATTTTCGGGAAATATCGGAGGGCTTTGAAAGAAAAATCGTTTATTCAGCGTAGTCATGAGGCCAATCAGGAGTGTCTCGCTTACATTTTTACTACCGGAAACAAGATAGAGCATTCAACGGCCGTTAAGTCGGTTGATCCATCCGGGGCCGGCGATAGTCATGGTGATCGTTGTGTGGCTGATGCCTGTGCTAATAAGTGTTTAGAGCTGCTTGGTCCGAAAAATCTTTTAGATGTACCCGGGAACGAACCAAGACATTGTTGGGCTGCGAGAAAACGCGAAGCGGTGCAAAAAGAGCAAAAAAAGAAGGAATGGTGAGTTTTTTATTTTTTTTGCTTGCTTTAACCGAAATATGATTATATAGTGAACTTAGCTCGAGCTGAGAAATTGAAAGCCGTATGGGGCCATACACCCATGCGGCTTTTTTTATTATGCCAAAGGAACGTGAAAGAGAATTACGCAGGATAGCCAGAAGGCGGGGCTTGAAAGGTGAGCGAGCTGATGATTTTGTTTACGGCACAATGGTCAACGAAGGATGGCGTCCGCGGCGAAGAAAAAAGAAGGGCAAGAAGTAAAGTATGTTACTTTAAGTATATTACTTAAGCGTATATACATGGTGACAAACGATGGTGGCGTTTAATTCTAAAAGTTCGACTGACATCGACATCGAGCAGCTTTCGAAGGCTGTTGGTTACAGCCGAAAGTGCATGGAAGTTTATCGCAATAACAGGCTTGAGATATTACGCCAGCTTGTCGGCAATCATTATTCGAACAATGGGGCGGATGATAAAGTGCCTATTAACCTGCTCGAGCTGGCAATCAATATCTACATGCAGAGACTGGCTGCTCAGTGTCCACAAGCGGAAGTGACGACAGATTATCCACAACTTAAAGAAATATGCACCCGCACCGAAATCAGCGGCAATCAATTCCTTGAGGATATGAAGCTTGGTGATACACTTCAAATGGCGGTCATGGGGGGCATTATATGCCAGGGCGTTATCAAGACAGGCTTGAACCTCGAAAATATAGAAAGGGGCGGTGAGACTTATCAAAGTGGCAAGACTTTTGCTGCTTATGTTTCTCTTGATGATTGGGTACAGGACATGACCGCGTCCGATGATGAAGGCAGTCAGTTCGAAGGCAATTTTTTTTATACGACTGTTGATGAAGCAGAAGCAATGTTTCCAGGTAATAAAGGCAAATTTGAGGAGGTTGATAAGCAAACTATAGACAAGAGAGACAAGGCACATGATATATCAGAAGGTGGTGGGGGCCAGCGAGAAGAATTCAGACCGAGGGTAAGACTTCTTGATATTTATTTGCTGAAACAAAAGAAAGTTTTACGCTGCTCTACAAATGATGATGATACTGATCCCAT